GGGAATATGGATGTGCTGCTATCGGAAGCCACGGTGTATCTGGCGACGAGCGTCCCCTGCGTCACATTCCAGAAGCTAGAGAAGTTCGCCCCGGTAATTGAGGCTAGGTCAGCAGCGCGGGGTACGGACGCTGTTGTCGTCAGAATTTCTGATGTTGCGAATGTCCCATTTTCGTTTTGGACAACATCTACGGCAATGGCATCACCACTCGTGACGATTCTGAAACCAACTGTCGGATTTGCCAGCGTTTGAGTAGGGACGCTGACTCGCGTCCATCCAGAAGTAACGGTGACAGCGGTCCAAGTAGTTCCATTGTCCAACGTCATGTTGATCGTGCCGCTGCCGGTGATGCGCTTCACCCATGCAGACTGAAAACGTGCCGAAGATGCTAGCGTGATGGCCTGCAAGCAAGTTCCATTGCCTGCTGTTGCGGTGATACTTGAGGCGCTATTTAAAACTCCATCAATCCCTGTCTGATTTTTTAATGGCGTGATATTGGTACTTGTCCATGCCGCATTTGTCAGGTCACGGTTCCAAAGCACAACATTGGTCCGTGCTTCCTCAATCAGCAGTCCACGGGCTATCAGGGTGGAAGGGTTGTAGTCAAATCTCGCGGTATCGGTACTGGCACTGGTCAGCGTGCCGGAGGAGTTGAAGTAGCTTGCCGGTGAGCTACGGGTGAAAGTAATCAGCGGCCCAAGCGTTCCACTTGAAGCAAAAGGCAAGTTGAGAGTCGGGCGTATCTTGTGCGCCGTCATCTGCAAGGGTTGCCGCAGGTTAAGCGGTTGTCTGAGTTGCATCAGGTGTAATAGCTCACGTTGAGTTTCGCACTTGCAGCCGTTTCAATAAACTTGATCTTGTTCAGATCACCGTCATAAGGATAAGGCTGGTCTCCAACATTGAGAATCATCCCCACGGACGCGGTAGGGGAAGTTCCGTCATCCCGCCATCTGACCGATTGAGATTCACACTGAAGAAGGGCAAGACGCGGAGACGCTGCTGATCCATTCGGAGTTCGCGCAGGAACAGTTAATGATGCCGCTGACGAAAGGGAGGTGATCTGCTGATACCCCATACATGTGGTTACTTCTTTAAGTGCCATGATTTACATTCCTTGTGGTGGCATGGACGGCTGTCCATTATTGGGAAGCCCCATTGGCATCCCGCCCATAGGTGGTTGTCCCATAGGAGGCATCCCCTGCATGTGCATTTCACCCATTTCCAGACTTTGGGGTTCTTCCTGCTCCAAGGACGGGTTTTGCATCAACTCTGAAACAGTCTTTATGACCATCTGCTGAATCATCTGCGGGTCGATCTGAGGCTGTAGGGCGGTCATTCTTTCTGTCTCGGCCTTATAGGCTTCGATGTCTGCACGGAAATGGTCGTTCTGAACTTTCTGATGCTCGACAGACTGCTTTTCCTGTTCTAACGCTTGGCTCAGTTGTTGAACCTGTTGCGTCAGTTGCTCAATGGCTTGGTGGGCTTGGGCCATTTCAGGGTTCTTCGCATCTCCCTGTCCCTTGATGTTCGGAGGGATTGTGTTGGCAAACCTTTCTGCCATTTCTTGAGCGCCAGGCCAGTCCATGTTCTTGATGAACAAGTCTCCAGCAACACCCCACAACTGCGGATTGCCTTGGAGCAGTTCCGTCATGGCGTCCATTGCTTCTTGTCTCTTGGTCATGTAGCTAGGGCCAGTTGTGACACACACGTCATAACGTCCGACTCCGGGGTTGTAAATCTTCCCGATAATCTGATCCGTCATCGGGTCGGTAATCGGAGTGACTGGACTTTGTTGATTCGGGTCAATCGTGACATGTTCCGTTTCCCCATCCAAACCGATGATTCGAGCGATTCGTTTTGTGTCGTAAATCTTGGGGATCAAATCCACGATTTGACGGGTTCCATACCTCACCGCTCTAGCAAGGTTGTCTACAAAGTGATACGTCCCGGTGTCTGATTGTTTCTCTCTCGCAAGAATCGCTTTACCGGACTTCTCGTTACCCCCCGCACCCAAGGAAGCGTCGTATTGTCCCGTTACGGTCTTGATGTCGTCAGAAGCTCCTGCTTTGGCTTGTAGAACACCCGAGGAGGCTTGAGGAGGCATAGACCTTTGCGGTAGCGGTAAGGGGTTCCCTTGCCCATCTACAGCGGTCTCATTGACTTCCAGATACGGCCAAGAGTTGATATTCGCCGTCTTCCACTTGTCCTCGTACCCTTCAAACTGACCGCCGTAGCCAATGAACGGAGATTTTGGAGCAAGGGCCAACATTTCGGCCTCTTGTGATACCCAATAGTTGTACATTCGTTGGGGGTCTTTGGCATTCCGAATGAGCCCGGAGATATACAACTGGCCTTCAATCTCGAATTCGTTTCCGACGACACGAATGACGGGAATGTATTTACCCGCCCAATCGTTTTCTTCGAGGATTTCATACCCGTTGATCTTGCACCATTTAACCTTTTTCACAGTGGTTTTACGGGTCTTTATGGGGCCCATACCCATCTGTTCAGCACTCTTGGCCTGCGGGCTTCCCTCCAATGCACTAGTTCCATCCGGGTACAGATACAGGTCTTTCTGTTCGTTCTCGAAGTAGAAGTATTCCGCTACCCTGACAACATCGTCATTGATCCATGCGGATATTTGGTCATCCCCTACCCCTTGTTCGGTAAGCGAGGAAATCGGGGTCGCATCGGGATATTCTTTTTCGAATTCATCCTTGGTCATGTCCTGGGTAATCAGCACCCACTGAGCATCACTCCCGCATGGGTCTTGAATTTGCGGGTCCATATAGACAGAGAACGAATTACGAATCCGCCCGATCTTGATGTCTTGCAGGAATGACTCGTCGTCAATGTAGTCTGTGAGGATACGAAAATACCCTTCGCCATAAACAACCTGATTCTCACAGGCAGTGTCATAAGCAACATCCGCGTCTGAGATGTATTCGATATGCCGAACCATCCCGTCAAGAATCTCTGCGACTTCAATGTCTGCCTTGTCATCAACTGGGATCACCTTGCCAGCAGGGCGGTTTTGTCTCTGATCGTTGGTGACTTGTCGGACGTGCTGGGGGAGCTTGTTGATTGTTAGGCAGGGTCTAGCGTTGATCGTCTGCCCCTGAGTAGCTCCACGGGTATTCAATACATCCTGCGGCCACTGCCATTGATTATCAGGACTCCCCGCATAAAACCGATAATCGTCCAATTCGTCTTCGCGGGTGTCTCCATAGGCTTCAATCGCAAGCTTCATCCTGTGACGGGCTTGGTCTAGGATGTCTTTCTTGCGGTCAACCTTCCCCTTCTTTGGGGAATCTGAGACTTCAGCCGCAGATACAAGTCCGGTCGGGTCAGCCATTCCATTCCTCTGCAATCTTCTGTGCGTCTTCAAAGGTCGTTACAACGGCTCCCGGCTTGTCAGGGAACGTCAGGCAGTTAAACCCATCACGATTCATCACTCCAGCCCATCCTGACCGCTCACTCAGCAGTTCAGCACGGTAGGGAGGCCTGGCGAAGTGTTCAGCAGGTTTGGCCTTCAGTTCCATAGATTCCTCATCGCCATATAAACAGGCTTCCTTCGTGTGTTCGGCCCAAAGTACCCGATTGATTCAAGGTGCTGCATGGCCTGTCCCAAATTGTGCGGTATTTTAGACCCAAAGTGGGAGACTGTCCCATTTTCTTGGGTATAACCACGTGTTTTGGGAGACTGATTACGCCGAAAGTGGGAAATTGTAGCCATTAGGCACCCATCCAACTAGCCGAATTACGGCCATCAATGTATCTAGGAGGAGGAATAACGACCTTACGTTCCCTTGCAGGCTTGGCCTTCCGCGCTCCCTCACAGGCATAACGCAATGCGTCTATGACGTGGTTGTTCTTGTCTTCAAGAATAGGGAGGATTTCCTCGGTCAATGGGTCGCGCTTGTAGCTGTAGGTCTCTAGCTCGTCTATCAGGTGCTTACAGCGGGGATGTACGACAATATCAAACGATTGCAGGAAGGCGATTCCCTCGGCTATTGACCCAGCACCCTTCTGAGCGGCTTGCATCTTGGGATAACCGTTCTTCTGCATGTAGCTGATAGTCTCGGGTCTCGCACTGTCTGCACGACAGAACCAATCACTAGACTCGGGAACACGGTCAAACAGGTCAGGTAATTGAGTTATCTCGCACCCAATCATGTAAGCCTCATAATCGACGTACAGTCGCTTCCCTTCGATTGACGCCCTGACTAGAACGCTGGGATCAACAGAGAAACCCCAGTCAGCACCAAGCCTGAATATGGTTCCTGCTGGCCTCTCGAACTCCTCAACTAACCAATTCTTGAACACTCTCGACTGGCTGAAACTCTGGTATTCACCCATCCATATATGCCTGAACTTGTCAGGATCGCGCTTGCGGTCGTACTCTAGTTCGGCCTTCAGTACGTCAGGCAACCACGGATTGTCGGAATAGTTGGCAGTGACGACTATCGCGTCAGGAGGAGGATTGTCGCCAACCAATAGCGAGTCGATAGGGTCTGTTGCCTTGCGAGGATTCCAGTCAAACCACAGCTCAGACTTAGGCTTGCGGATAGTGGGTCTCAGGATATCCAAGGAGAATTGGGAGGCATTCTGTGCTTCAGCGAACCATGAGCGGTCAAATGCTTCCAGGGACTTGATAGACTCCGCAGTATGGTTCTGCATACCCTGAAATATCGTGGTTCCACCCTGCTTAGTAAGAATGCGCTTGTCCTGAACTTCAAAGTAAGCCCCAGCGTTGTGGCTTTCGATCTTCTGCTCCAGGAGCTTCTTGACGCTGAATTCGAGGGACTTCAGGATTTCACGTAGGCAGACACAATCTAGTTGCAGCCTTACATTCTCGTCTAGCCATAGGTCTCCAAAGAAATGAGA